ATGTTTGAATGTTTTGTTTAATTCGGATGCGATGACACCCGCTAATTCGTCGCGTTTATCTGACATAACTTTCTCCTATAATATATGGGTGGGATGGAACGAACTCCCACCCATAAGATTATTTATATTTACTGATTAAATAGTTGATCGAATGCATCTTCAACATTTTCTGTTTTTGCTGTTGTAGTAGTTCCCGTATTTGTAGTGGGAGCCGTTGTAGCAGCAACACCATTAGATGTTGTAGTTGTATCTGTATTATTATCAGGATTAAGATAAGTAGCAAGAGCCTCTTTCAGTTCATCATAAGATGGTTCTGTATAAAGTTCTGTTACATTAGCTTGATTCTCAAAAACAGCTTCTAACAATGTTTTATCATCAGTAATTGGAGTTTGATTTGGTTTAACCCGTACAGTAGTTTTACCATATTGATTACCTGCTTCGGCCGGTGTTTGGCGTTCAATACCAATATCACGACCATTAACTGGATCTGTTATATCACCATAATCAGGATCTGCAATCACACTTAATAGTTCTTGATATACAGTCTTACCAAATCCCCAGAATTTAACACCTTCAGATTCACGACCACGAACTACAACAGGAACAAATGTTCTCATTTTAGGTTCTAGTCTTTTACCTTGTATCCACTCATCTTTATCACCAGTAGATTTAAGTTTGTCTGCAAACTCTTGAACTGGATCTGGACGACCAAATGAAACTGGTGAAAGGTATGTTTTGTTGCCTAAATTATAATGAAAGTGTAACTCAATAAATGGGTTATCTTTATTATGTTTATAAGGAACAACACGAACAACCTGTGTACCCGGTTCTGGTTTCCAAAAGTTTTCTGTTGTTGATGTTTGATTCTGTAACGATTCTAGTTTTGATTTTATAGCATCTAAGTCCATGCTTTTTCTCCTATGTGTTTTATCTTTTATTGTTTATTGTTTATGGTTATTCATATAACCATATAACCTATTACCTATAATATATATCTTTTTTGGTATACAAAACAAGCCTTTTTTAATTTATTTTTATGATTTTATAAATTCTTGTAGGTATCTTATTTAACCCATCAGAATTTGTTACCATCAATGTATTCTTAAAATTTTCCCACGGCACTATAAATTTACTATCTACCAATCCATTATTGAGATTAGCAATTACCTCATTTAATGCATTTATCGTATATAATGTATTGGAATGTTTCTTCCTATGAAGAGATATTGTTCCTTTTACATCGTTGTAATCTGCTCCTGCTTCTAAATCTACGTTATATGTACATATTAACTCATTTACATTTCCTTCATTCTGTAATACATATATCTTACCGAATGCTATTGTGTATGCACCTTTGATGTTCTCGATTGTTTTATCGAGGTCTGTTTTGGTTGTGAATGTGGCTAGGAGTTGAGTTTTCATTATCTTTCTCTTACTTCTTGAAGTTTTGTTTTCATAGCCTTACCCAATGAACCATCTACCTTACCACCGTCACCCGCAGTTCTCCAATCGTCAGTTGCTAATACATGACCTTTCACCTCTGCCAAGCATTTCCCCTTCTTATCCCTCTTAGTACATATAACAACAGCATTTGGATCGTTTGGATTATTCGAAACAATATATACCTCACCACCACCAGGAGCCATCTTTACTGTTTTTTCTAAATGTTCCTGTAATTCTTTCCTATATTTTTTCGCTCTATCAGTAAAATTACCGTCTTTATCTCTTTCATTTAATAATTTTGTTTTCTTTGTAGAAAAACCAGAAGTTTCGGCCAGAGCTTGCCTAAAGTGAGATGGTCTATAAGTTTTACCACCCATATTAATACTCTTTCTACCATCCAAGTTATCTACATAACTTTCCCAATGCATCTCTTTCATAAAAGATTTTACATATGCTCTTTGATGAGGTCCATTCTCCCCGGCAGGATCTCCACCATCTAATTCTTGAGTTTTACTTACAATCTGTTCATGTTGTTTCTCTAACCATTTACTTCTATCTATGTGTCTTTGTTCTAATTTAACTAACTTCTTATTTTTATAAACTTTTACCCAATCTGTATTCGGTATATTTCCACCATATAATTTTCTTTTCTTCTTATCTTTTTTTGTAGCATCTTCCTGTGCCTTTTTAGCGGCTTTAATTAAATCAGCATCGGTTGGTGGATCTGATGGTGGTGGTTTCATATCTCTTAAAGCATTATTCATTCTATTTCTAATATCTCTTGTCGTTTCAAATATTTTTGTCATATATTTTCCAGGAGCACCGGGTGCACTATTTCCACTTACAGTGTCAGCTCTATCAGAACCTTTACCAGTTTTTCCAACAACAGCTAAAACGGCTTCCTTTACAGTTGATCCGGGATTATCTTTTAAATATTGTTTGACTAATTTATTTTTAGAAGAATTTTTTACATATTTTTGATTAACATCGAATGTATTTCGACCCGTAAGATTATTTACAACGGAATCTGGTATTTCCCCTGCTATTTCAGAAACACCCATTTCATCTATATCATCCCTAATATTAGCAGTAAATCCAGTATTTAATTTACTACTATTATCTATTGCTTCATTTAATACGCTTTTCATATTATTTGCAACTTTTGGAGGTGCAACAGATTCCATAGTAGCTGATCTAGATGTAGCCGCTGAATTTAATTGAATATCATTTATTGTTTGTTTATTTGATATAGATCTTAATCTAGTTCTACCATCTGTATCCGTATAAATCATAAGGGTATCAGCATCACCATCACTACCACCATCTTTGTATGCAGCTTTTTCAACCAAATCATCCCATATCTCTAATTCATTTTCATAATGAGCTTTTTCTTCTGGTGTTTTTGCTTCTTGTAATTTCTTCTGTATCAGTGATCTGGCCGCCGCCATTCCTTGATCATTAACTGTCATAGCTATTGGATATGGTTCTTTTTGTTTTCCATATTTTGCATCTTGGTCATCCTTTACATCTCTAAGTTCATCAACAGCGCCATCATAAGCAGAATTTAACCACTTTCTCATACTTTCTTCACCTATCTTATTATAAATTGGAGTACCTTTATATCCATCTGGTGGTGGTTTATTTACCATATCATTTATAAAATCTTCTTTACTCCTTTTCTCCCTACCACTACCAATTTTATTTATAAGGTCAGTTGTTTGTGATTCTCCAAAGAAAGCCGCAGGACCACCAATACCACCAGCAGTCATATCAATTGCAGATTGTGCAATTTCATCTGCCGTTTCTAAAACAGCAACACCACCATTAGACATTACTTTACTAGCAGTATCAGAAAATTTATCTAAATATTCGGGAGCTGGTATTTCTCTGGTTGGTTTTTCTTTTTTACTATCCTCATCACCAATTTCAGAATGTGTTCCTCTTTTAATAGCCGCATCTCTATTTTGTTGTGTCTTAAATGAAGCTATATTTCCAGTATCTTTTTTTATAGCATTAAATTCTTCTCTCAATCTATATAAGAGAGCTTCCTTAAACCTTCTTGGTAATTTCATAGAAGTCATAGATCGTTCAAGTAAAACCATATGATATGCATCACTAGGATCAGGAGAACCATCATGGACTCTATAAGCCCATTCAGTAAGTATTTTATCTATTATTGGATCTTTCATCTATAACCTATCCGAAATATCGTTCATTTCGCCGTAATTTGAACCCGCTTTGGATTTAACCATATGTCCATTTCTCTCTAATATGTTCTTTATCTCTGTCAAAGTAGAAACTCCATCGTCTTTTGAGAAGTCAAAAAGGAAGCTATCATAACCATACAGGACTAATTTTGTTTTCTTCTCTAATAAATAGTGTTTTAATTCAATTATCGTCTTTATATTTGATTCTGTCTCATAAGCCTGAACTAAGTAATTAAACAACTTGTTTTTGTTCATATCTGTATAGTTTTTAGATAATAGTTTCCTATTATAAATATCAGTTTCTATAAATTTGTTATCATTAAAGTATCCCCAATAAGTGAATATCTTGTCATAAGTTAAATTGAAAAATGTTATATTTTTTCTTATTTCTTTATCAATTCCACCATATAATTGTTTAAATGACATCTGTTTTGACTCCTCATATGAACAACCATATTTCTCTGCCAAGTGTTGATGTACTGATTCTTTATCAAATTTGTATCCTATTAAGTCACCTATAAGTCGTAAGTGGTATGCGTCATAGTCATACTCTACTAACATATCGTATTCAGGTATGATTGCCTTCCGTTGTTCTGGTTTCATAGCTGCAAAGTTCACATTACCGAATGAATTAGCTGGTCTACCTGTAGATGTCCATAGATTGTATTTCGTATATAATCTACCATTTGATATATGTTTCTTTACTCTCATATCAAATATATCACATACATCATCTGATACCTTTACTCCGTTACTTTCTATGTAACTGAAGGCTTCTGTTACTTCTTTACCATAATCTTCCCAACCCAATGATTTATTTATATCAATCATTTTTCCCATTTGTTTTTCTAATTCTCCACACCATTCTTTGTGTTTTAATATAGGGATTATCTCGTTTAATCGTTTTGCATTATAATATTTGTTATAAAAGAAATCATATGCATTATTCCTAACCTTACTCATATCAAATGGTTGATTTGTTTGAGACCACCATTCCCA